CTGTAATTGGTAGATCATTTACGTCAGACGGCGATATGAATCCAGGTAAAGTACCGATTCAACAAATATCAGCCGGCTCCGGAGGCAATAAAATTTCATCATTGATAAGTACATATAACTATTACTTGCAAATGATGCGAGATGCAACCGGACTAAATGAAGCAAGAGATGGCAGCACTCCCGATAGCAACGCTTTAGTAGGTATTCAAAAAATTGCAGCAGCAAATTCAAATACCGCTACAAGACATATATTAAATGCAGGTCTATTCTTAGCGGCTGAAACTGCTGAAAAAATATCACTACGCGTTTCTGACGTTATTGAATATTCACCAGCGCGTGAAGCATTTATTCAATCTATTGGCGTACATAATGTAGCAACATTAGCGGAACTATCAGAATTGCATATTCACGACTTTGGTATATTTATTGATTTAATGCCAGACGAAGAAGAAAAACAAAAGCTTGAAAATAATATTCAAACAGCTTTATCTGCTGGGCTTATTGATTTAGAAGATGCAATTGATCTTCGCGAAATTAAAAATATTCAGTTGGCAAATCAAATGCTTAAAATACGCAGGCGTAAAAAGCTAGAGCGTGACCAAGCAATGCAACAGCAGAATATTCAAATGCAAGCACAAGCGAATGCGCAATCGCAGCAAGTTGCAGCGCAAGCAGAAGTGCAAAAACAACAAGCGTTAACAGCGCAAAAAGCTGAACTAAAACAAATAGAATCTCAGCTAGCCATGCAACAACTAATGCAAGAAGCGCAGCTTAAGAAAGATTTAATGAACCTTGAGTTCCAAATGAATATGCAATTAAAAGGCGTTGAAGTAGACGGGCAAAAGAAATCAATTAAAGAAAAAGAAGATCGCAAAGATGAGCGTACAAAAATTCAAGCGTCTCAGCAAAGCGAACTAATAAATCAAAGAAAAAATAATTTACCACCAAAATCATTCGAATCAGCAGGTAATGATATACTTAGTGGTGATTTTGACTTAGGTTCTTTCGAACCTAGGTAATGTATAGTGTATAATCTTATAATATTTTATTATGTCTGAAAAAATAGAAGTGAAAGCGGTTGAAACCGAAGAATCTTCAATTCAAGAAAAAGAACAAGCAGTGCAAGAAAAAGCTGGCGCTGTTTTTGAAGATGGTGTTTATAAAGTTGATTTACGTCAACCACCAGTAACTGAACAAGAACAAAACGAAGAAGATGCCGTTCAAGAGCAAAGCACAGATGAGGTTTCTGTTCGCGACGAATCCGAAGCTAGCCAAGAAGTGGCAGAAGAAGTACGGAATACCGAAGAACCTACCGAAGAAAAAGAAGAAGTAGTTTTACAAGAAATTACCGAAGGAGAGTCCTCGGAAGAAACAGCACAAGAAGAAGCGCAAGAATTAGCAACAGAAGTAAAAGAAGCTATTCAAGAGCAACAAGATTCTGGTATTGAGCTTCCGGAAAATATACAAAAAGTTGTAGACTTCATAAATGAAACTGGAGGTACACTTGAAGATTACGTAGCATTAAACAAAGATTATTCATCAGTTGATGATATGGCATTGTTACGTGATTACTATAAACAAAACAAACCGCATTTATCTGCGGACGAAATTGATTTTTTAATCGAAGATAGCTTTTCATTCGACGAAGACGTTGATGATGAGCGCGATATTAAACGTAAAAAACTACGTTTTAAAGAAGAAGCAGCAAAAGCACGCCAATCTTTAGAGGGATTAAAAGATCAGTATTATAAAGAAATTAAAGCGGGTTCAAAATTAACAGCTGACCAACAGAAAGCTGTTGACTTTTTTAACCGCTATAATAAAGAGACTGAAGAGTCGTCAAAAGTAGTTGAACAACAACAAAACATATTTTTAGAAAAAACTTCACAGGTTTTTAACGATCAATTCAAAGGTTTTGAATATAATGTCGGTGATAAAAAATATCGTTTTAATGTTAAAAATGTAGATGAGGTTAAAACAAGCCAAAGCGACATAAATAACTTTATTAAGAAGTTTCTTAATAATGATAACGTTATGAGTGACGCGAAAGGTTATCATAAATCTTTATTTACAGCTATGAATTCAGATGCAATTGCAAATCACTTTTATGAGCAAGGGCGTGCAGACGCACTTAAACAAAGTGTACAATCTTCTAAAAATATTAGTATGGATCCGAGAGGGGTGCATAATAAAGCTAATAATATTGGTGGAGTTAAAGCAAGGGTAGTTGGTCAAGACACTTCAACATTAAAAATGAAACTTAAAAACTATTAAAAATTAAAAAATGGCAGTAAATACTCCAAGCGCTGGTGCAAATTTAAATGCAGTACCCGCGCCAACTAAACAAACAATCCCTACAGCGTATGTAGATTTTACATCTTCTGCGACTGCAGGTTGGGCACAACAATATTTGCCTGAATTATATGAGCAAGAAGTAGAGCGTTACGGAAATCGTTCTGTTTCTGGCTTCCTACGTATGGTAGGTGCTGAAATGCCAATGTCTTCTGACCAAGTTGTATGGTCTGAGCAAGGCCGTTTGCACTTAGCGTATGATACACTAACAGTAGCTGCTGATGGCGGTGGTGCTAACGTAATTTCTGGTCTTCCATCAGGGCACGCTATTAGAACTGGTAACATGATTGTTATTACTGACGGCACTGATGAAGCTCGTGCTTATGTAACAGCTGATGATACTTCTGCAACTTCTATTACAGTAAAATGTTATACTAACTCAACTGGTCTTGTGGCTGCTGGTCTTGTGACTACTGCTGATGCTGCATCGCTTTTTGTATTTGGTTCAGAATTTGCTAAAGGTGGTAACGATAGCACTTTTGGTGTTCTTCAGCCAGAATTCAAAAGCTTTACTAACAAGCCAATGATTCTTCGTGATAAATATGAAGTTTCAGGTTCTGATGCTGCTCAAATCGGGTGGGTTGAAGTAACAGGTGAAGCTGGTCAATCAGGATACCTATGGTATTTGAAAGCTGAAGGCGATACAAGAACTCGTTTCGAAGATTATTCTGAGATTGCTCTTGTAGAAGCTGAAAAAGCATCAAGTACTGCACTTACTGAAGTAACAGGTTCTGAAGGTATGTTCGCAGCTATCAAAGATCGTGGGCACACTACACAAGGTGTTGACGGTACTGGTACAGCTACTGAAGATCTTTCTGATTTTGATGAAATCCTTAAAAAGCTTGACAGCCAAGGAGCTATTGAAGAAAACGTTTTATTCTTAAACCGTAAAACTTCATTAGTGATTGATGACATGCTTGCAGGAATTGGAAATGCAGGATACTCAAACGGTACATCCTTCGGTATTTTTGAAAATAGCGAAGATATGGCGTTAAATCTTGGATTCTCTGGTTTCCGTAGAGGTTCTTACGATTTCTATAAGTCTGACTGGAAATACTTAAACGATGCTAAGCTTCGCGGTGGTATTACAGCTGATGCTTCTGAGTCTACTAACGTTACTCGTGGGGTATTAATTCCAGCTGGAACTTCATCTGTATATGACCAAATCCTAGGTAAAAACATTCGCCGACCATTCCTTCACGTACGTTACCGTGCTTCTGAGGCTGATGATCGTAGAATGAAGTCTTGGGTGACTGGTTCTGTAGGTGGAAACTTTACTTCTGGTGAAGACAAAATGGAAGTACACTACCTAACTGAAAGATGTTTGGTTGTACAAGCAGCTAACAACTTTATGTTGCTTAACTAATATTTATTAAAGTTCGGAGGTGCCTTCGGGTACCTTCGGCTTTATTTTTTAAACTTTTTTATTTTATTATATCATGGCAAAAAAAGCTATAGCAGAAGAAACTATTGAGGTTGCGCCTCAAAAAACAGTTAAGGCTAAAACTGTAAAACAAGAGCCTGCAGCCCCTAAGTGGGAAGTAAAAGATCGTGTATACGTTCTTAAAAATGATTTTAGCCCAATTACATTTTCTTTAAAAGGTAGAGGTATATATTACTTTGATGAAGAACAAGGGTATGAAAGAGAAATTAAGTATACAACAAATCAGAAAACACCATTTGTTGATGAATTTAAAGGCAGCGCTAGGCTTGCCCATATTGTTTTTAAAGACGGAACTTTAGTTGTTCCTAAAAACAAACAAGTATTACAAAAAATACTATCATTATATCATCCATTAAGAAATAAAGCATATTTTGAATTTGATTCTGTGCAAGAAGCTACAGAAGATTTAGATATTTTAGAATTGCAAATTGAAGCTTTAAATGTAGCAAAAAATATGGATGTTGATCAAGCCGAAGCTATTATGCGTACAGAGCTTGGATCTGAAGTTTCTACAATGAAATCTAAAGAAATAAAAAGAGACTTGTTATTGTTTGCAAGAAATAATCCAGTATTATTTTTAGATCTTGCAAATGACGAAAATATCAATATTAGAAACATTGGTATTAAAGCTGTTGAAGAAGGTATTATAAAATTATCAAATGACCAGCGTACATTTACCTGGGCTAATAATGACAGAAAACTAATTACTGTACCATTTGATGAAAATCCATATTCAGCCTTAGCATCGTATTTTAAAACTGATGAAGGTATAGAAGTATACCAAACAGTTGAAAAACGATTAAAATAAGTGATATTTAGGTATAGGC